TCGAAAGAATATTCAAACGCGCAGCCGTACCCCGTGTAGACGACATGGACTCTGGTGGATTTTCTGGGTACGCAAGCACGTTCAATTTTCTTGACTACGACAACGATATTATTGCACCTGGTGCTTATGCAGCAGACATACAAAGATTTCTTACTAAAGGATTCATCGGCGGCATTGGCCACGATCATAAAAATCCAATAGGTAAACCCGTAGAGCTTTTTGAAGACTCAAAAGGCTTGTTTCTTGAAGCGATACTTATTGACACAGAAAAAGCGCGTGAAGCCAGAAAGATGATTACTTCTGGTGTGGTACAAGAGTTGTCAGTAGGAATACTTCCATTGCAAGTACGGAAGCTGTCTACACTTAAAGATGTAAAAGAGTATTGGTCAAAATCTGGCCATACACCTACATCAGAAGAGCTTTCTAGGGCAGAAGGCGGAGCAAGACTTATCAAGAGGGCAAAACTTCTTGAAGTATCTCCTGTTGCCATCGCAGCAAATGAGCAAGCGGAAATTATGACTTTTAAGGCTGGAAGAAAAATATCCCAATCTACGGCTGACAGATTGTCTCAAATTTGCAAACAAGTTGAACTGGTTTACAAAATGCTTGAAACGCTGCTTGCCGATGCGGGCGTTTCAACGGATTTGGAAAAAGTAGAATCTATGGATAAATCTATAGAAAAGACGGCACCGGCAGATGATTTCTCTGATCTTTTTGAACAGTTCCGTTCCTACATAAAGGGGTAACAGGTATGGCCGCTTCGCCAAAACTACGCGCCGAATTCAAAAGCGCGTTTATGGAAGCCGAATCACTTCGGTTAAACGATGATCGAACAGAAGAGCAAACTGTACGATACAAGTCGATCCTGCAAGAAGTTCTTCCTAAGCTTAAAGAACGGATCGACGAATCAGATCATCTTGATTCTTTGAACATTGACTCCTATCGAGATTTGACAAATAAGTCAATTGGGACGCCATATAGTGCGTCAACGCAATCCGCAGGGTCAACGTCTTTTAACCAATCTGGTGAGGCTGATGATGTCGGCCTTGGTGTTCTTACGAACAAGCAGATTGCCAAAATTTCTACTAAAGAGTACAAAGCTTCTTTCAAAGCGTTTTTGCACTTTGGAGAAGAAAAGCTAAAAAACGCTTATCCAAGGTCTTACAAGGCATTGGTTGAAGGCATTGATGAAAGTGCTGGATATTTTGTACCGCCTGATGTTCTCAATGAGATCGTTATGCGGAAAGCAGCACCAACTACGCTTCGCGGTCGGGTGCGACAAATTACGACCAACAGTAATCGTGTTGTGATGCTTAGGACAACCTATCGTGACGACATCTACACAAGTCCTATTCAGGGCATGTGGACTGGCGAAGCTGGATCTCCTTTGGAATCACTTCCACCAACATTTGGTGAAGTTAGTATTCCAGTCCATGAGTACATGGGCAGGATTTCAATGTCAAACACACTTTTGGATGACAGCGGTTTCAATCTTGAAACCTACTTCAACCAAGAACTTCAGACGTGGCTTGAACTGCACTACGAAAAGCACCTTGCTTACGGTACAGGTGTAGGCCAACCAAGGGGCATCTGGAACTCGATTTCCAGCAGTGCTTCGGGTGAAGCGGGCAAGTTTGGCTTCGTGACAGCATCTGGTGCTAGCTCAACGCTGGACGCCGATACGGTCAAGGCAATGCGATTCAGCATTCTGCCACAGTACGCCCAACCAAACTTCAGCTTCGTGATGCACCAGCAGACAGCGAAGACTGTAAGCCTGTTCAAGGCCTCCAGCGGTCAGTACCTATTCCAGAGCGGTCAGAACTTCCCTGGCATCGTCCAGCCGATTCCTGACTCGATTGACGGGTTCCCAATAAGCTACTGCCAGTTCGCTCCTCTTCAAGGTACGAGCGGCAACTCAGTTGCGTTCTTCGGATCGCTTCAAGGCGTGTTCATGCCGATTCGTATGGGCTTATCAGTACGGGTCTTGAACGAGATCGAAGCCGTGAACAACCGCCGTGTTTACCTCTTCCGTTTGCGTTGGGGTGCAGACACGATCCAAGAACAATACGGCAAATTCATCAAAGTATCTTGATATAAGCACAAGAGGAGAATCATATGTCCCGTCATAATCAGCTTTTAAGTGGTATTCAAGTCAAGAACCTTGTGTTTACATCGGGAAACAGTTCGTCTGTTCAGGTAAACGCTGCCGGTGGTACTTTTGGCGGCGCGACCTTTCTGGTCAATTTTGCCGCAACAGCTACGCTCTCGGCATTCAGGATTGAGGAATCAGCCGATGGTTCTACTTGGACTAGCGTTACAGTTGGCTACCAGACATCCACTGTTCAAGGTTTGCCAATTACAATTTCTCCGGCTGTCCCTGGTGCTGTAATTTCGGCATCGACTACGACAACGGCGGCCAATCAATTTTTGGCGATCAGCATAAACCACCCTGGTAAGGACACCAGCCTTCAAACGTCAAACGTAACTGCCTTTTCAAGCAAGACTTACTTGAGAGTTGTAGTTACATCTGGAACACCGGCTTTCGGCATCGCCTTGCTGAATAACGCTGCTATGACTCCAGTTCCCCAGAATGATGTTATCCTTGAGGTCAAGGGAACCAATTGAGTCCCGCCTTTCGGCCCTTTGGGGTACACCTTGCGTGTACCCCTTTGGGTCTATAGGTTACACAGGAGAATAAAGTGCCTGACACGCTTCTTACCTACTCTGAGTGCATAAACTACACGCCAGCCATATCGGATGCCCCACAAGCAACCGTACAGGCTTATGTAGACGTTGCATCACGAATGGTAGAATCGTACTGTAACAGAAAATTTTTATCACAAACAGTATCAGAACGCTACGTAATTCTTAAAAATCAAAGAGTTTACCTCAAATTAACACCAGTTACAAATGTGTCAAGAGTTGTAATGTACCAACAATCTGATCCAATTTTGGCTGACAGTTGTGGGTACGTATCGGGATACAATTCAACAGAAACAAACATGACAGAATTCAAGGTTGACATCAATCTTGAATATTGGCTTGAAAAACAATCAGGAGTAATGACGTTTACAAACATGTACTTGCCCTATTACGGGAATCAATCGCCTTTAAGAGGTCCTCAATACTCCTATGTAGTTGATTATACCGGAGGCTTTGACGTATGCCCAGATATGGTAAAGTTTGCAATATCTCAACTTGCAGGCAACATGTATACAAGCACAAAGTACGACAACTCGCTCCAATCTGAAAAGATTGGCGACTATTCCTATTCAAGAGCCAATTTTGATCCGTTTTTGTCAACAAAAAGCCCCATAGCACACCTACTGGCACCTTATGTGAGGTACGGCGTCAATGGCCTTTGACAACTTCCTAAAGCAAACTGCAACAATAAAACTTCTTGTGTCCGCAAAAGACGCAAATCAGGGTACAATTCAGGTATGGAATACGATAGGGACTGCAAAGTGCATGGTTCAACCGTGGTCGGGTGGAATTGGAAGGGAAGAGGAAAAAGATATGTCTCTTGCAACACACAAAATACTTTTTTCAGGAACACACGACTTAAACGCAAAACATCAGGTGCATGTTGGATCTATTGTTTATAATGTACTTAAATGCAGGAATTGGAACAGCATTGGACATCACACAACAATTGAATGCGTGGTTGAAACGTCATGAATATCAAATCTGCAATTGACGGATTGAATTCTTTGTCAAATAACACAAAATCAAAGTTCACGCCTAGCGTAAACTTTGCAGAGTGGGATAAGGCAAAAGAGATTGCTCTTAACGCTGTTGCAGAAGCGGCCAAAAAATTTATCGTATCAAACATGCAAAGACAGTGGCCACCTTCAAGCAAAGGTGGAGAGCCGCCAGCAAAAAGGACGGGAACTCTTTTGGATTCTATTTCCACAGTTCCTTACTCGGACGCTTCAAAAATGTCTTCGGTTACAGTAAATGTAAACTCTCAAGACAGGTCTAAAGGCAAAAGGCTTCCACTTTACAGCAAGTATCTTCAAACAGGTTGGACGATACCTAATAATAGATCGCCAAGAAATCTTCCTAAAGGAGCAAACGGAAATACTCCAAAATCACAAAGAAAGCTTGGAATTGCGGAACCTGGCAAGATCCAACCAAGGCGTCCATTTTTGGACCTTCCTATACGCATGGGGTACACTCCGCATTTAGCACTAATCTACAGGAGAAGTCTATTTGCGAATCTTCCACACAGATTCAAGTCGAAAGCACTCAAGGCAAAGCTCACGATTCAGTATATCAGGCCCATCATCTAACCTAGGAGTAGAAAATGGCTTTAACAATCAGCGGGTCGGCAGGACAAAGCGGAAGCCTTACGCTTAACGACACTACGTTAAGCAGTTCAGTTACAATCTCTTTGTCTGGGTCATTGTCAACGGTTACTCAACCAACAACAATCCCGGCAAATACAAGTGATTCAAACTGGACATTAACGGGTATGTATGCAAACTCTTTTTATAAGGGTAATCTTGCAAATCTTACCACCTCAAAGACTTCTGGCGGAAATATTACGTTTAACGCAATTCCGAATGCGTTGTGCATTTCAGGAAACTGCACATACGTAAACACGCTGTATGTAAAAGATGTAGGCGGAGGCGGGGTACGTATTTACTGGCCAAGCGTTCTGCATTCAGGTGCTGCAAACGACACAGCCAACTACACTATTGTTCCACCATATGGAACATTTGAACTTACTGTTCCAATGCAAGGATCGGCTGTTGCGACTTCGGTACTGTCGTTTACATCCAACGCAAATACTACATCTGCCTTTGTGGTACTTGCTTACAAAGATGCGGCAAACTAATGAGTGCGATATCTGACATCTCTAACAAATGGTCTATAAATAGCGCAGTGCCTTGTTTTATAGGTG